CGCGGGTCTAAATAAGCTAATAAAGTACTTGACATTTAGTTATAAATATGCTATAATATACTTATAGTATAGATTAATTTAAAGCCTTAAGGATACTTAAGTAGTCTTAGATATTATTCTTTAATGATTATTCTTTAAAGTTAAATACTAAACGCGTCCCTAAGTATACTTAAGATAACTTAAGGAGAATACAATGGACGATAATACAGCTACTCCGAAAAGGAGAAGGGGCAGACCTAAGAAATCAGATATGGTGTCAAGAAAAAAAGGCACTACTGGTTTGTCAAGGGGTCGCCCGAAGGGTGATGCGGCTATCATCAACGAGTACAAGGGCAGGATGTTGTCATCCCCTAAGTCTCGTAAAGTCCTAGACTCGATATTCGATGCGGCACTTAACGATGACCATAAGAATCAAGCCGCGGCATGGAAGTTAGTCATGGATAGGATATTACCCACAGCTGTATTTGAGAATGATGTCATTAAGGGCGCGGGTAAGTCAGCGATACAGATAAACATTACTGGAGTTGGAGGAGAGACTACAGTGGTGTCAGGTAATGCAGAGGATGTCATAGACGATGGAGAAATCATAGATGGCTAAGTACTTTGATAGAGACGAGTTTGCTTGTCAGTACACAGGTAACAACGAGATTGAAGATAAGTTTATTGAGAAGCTAGATAAGCTAAGAGAAGCCTGTGGTTTCCCCTTTGTAATTACGTCAGGATTTAGAGATAAAACACACCCCATTGAAGCTAAGAAAGCAAAACCAGGAACAGGAACTCATGCACAGGGCATTGCCGCGGATATTAAAGTTACTAACGGCTACCAACGGTTTCGTATCGTTGAGAAGGCTATCGCGCTTGGATTCACAGGCGTGGGAGTTGCTCGTGGCTTCGTCCATGTTGATATCCGCAGTCCTGACGATACAACCCCTTATGTAATGTGGACGTACTAATATGAATAAGTTTAGTGTTGGTGTCACCCCCACAGCGGCTACAGAGACTACAGTATTTGAAGTACCCGACCATCAGAAGATTCTTATTACTAATATCTTTCTGTCAAACCATTCAGGTAATAATAAGACAGCAGACCTATGGTGGGAACACGGACATGATGCTTCCCACGACTTATACCTAGTGGATGATAAAACATTTACTATAGGTGAGTTATTGAATCTTAACCAGATTGAATTAGTAATGCGTGAAGGTGATAAGCTAAAGGTATTGACTGAAGCCGCTAGTCACTTCTCAGTTATTGTCACCTTTGATATATTCCCTGACAACGCACAACTAGATAACTTTAATCCTTAATGACTACAGAACTTAATGTATCACTCCTACCGTGGCAACAGGAAGTCTTTGAGGACACGACTAGATTCAAGGTCATAGCCGCAGGTAGACGTACAGGCAAGTCCCGTCTAGCCGCATGGATGTTAATCATCAGGGCTTTACAGTCTGATAAGGGTCATGTGTTCTACGTTGCACCCACACAGGGTCAGGCTAGGGACATCATGTGGCAGGTATTGATGGAGATTGGCAACCCTGTCATAGCATCTAGTCACGTTAATAACTTACAAATAAAGCTAGTCAATGGCGCAACCATAGCACTTAAGGGTGCAGATAGACCAGAAACCATGCGTGGTGTCAGTCTTAAGTTCCTCGTTATGGATGAGTATGCGGATATGAAGCCAGAGGTCTGGGAGCAAATCCTTAGACCTGCACTAGCTGACCAGAAGGGAGATGCGTTATTCATTGGTACGCCAATGGGACGTAATCACTTCTATGACTTATATAACTATGCTTGTGTGGCAGAGGATGAGACCTTTGTAGGTTATCACTTCACAAGCTATGATAATCCACTGCTAGACCCTGAAGAGATTGAAGCGGCTAAGAAGTCTATGTCTGCATTTAGTTTCCGTCAGGAGTTCATGGCATCATTCGAGGCGCAAGGTAGTGAACTGTTTAAAGAAGATTACATTAAATTCTCTGAAGAAGAACCTCAATCAGGTGCGTACTACATTGCTGTCGATTTGGCGGGATTTGCTGACGTGGCTAAAGCTACGACAAAGACTAAACGACTTGACCAAACGGCTATCTCGGTTGTTAAAGCAAATGAAGATGGTTGGTACGTTGCTGATATTATTCATGGTCGATGGGGTGTTCAAGAAACTGCACGTAAAATCTTTGAAGCTGTACGAGACTATCGTCCAGTATCTGTCGGGATTGAGAAAGGGGCGTTAAAGAACGCTGTACTTCCATACATCTCAGACTTGATGAAAGCTAATGATAGGTTCTTCCGTATTGAGGAACTGACTCACGGTAACAAGAAGAAGACCGATAGAATCGTGTGGGCTTTACAAGGTAGGTTTGAACACGGTAAGATTACACTTAACAAAGGTGCGTGGAATACAGAGTTCCTAGATGAACTGTTCCAATTCCCCAGTCACCACGTACACGATGATTTGATTGACTCACTCGCTTACATAGACCAGTTGGCTAACATAGCCTACACCTCGGACTATGTGGAAGAAGAATTTGAATTTTTAGATACTTACGCAGGGTACTAATATGTTACTAGAAGATAAGGAAGAGTTTACACTGGAGCAAGGCTTAGAAGGTTGGGTCATTGACAAATGTCAGAGTTGGCGTGACCACTATGAGTCTAACTACTCACAGAAGTTTGATGAGTACTATCGCCTATGGCGTGGTCAGTGGGCGGCAGAGGACAAGACCAGAGAGTCGGAACGCTCACGTATTATTTCCCCTGCTTTACAACAAGCAGTTGAGTCATCCGTTGCGGAACTAGAGGAAGCTACCTTTGGTCGTGGCAAGTGGTTTGACATTGAGGATGACGTAACGGACAACGAGAAGCGTGATATAGCGATGTTACGTGAAGTCCTATACAAAGACTTTAAAAAGAATAAAGTCCGTAAGAGCGTAGCTGAGTGCCTTATCAACGCGGCTGTCTTCGGTACAGGTATTGCTGAAGTAGTATTAGAAGAAGAGAAAGAGTTTCAACCTGCTGTACAGCCTATCATGGGCGGAGAACTAGAAGCGATTGGTGTCAACATCGTAGATAAGACTTGCGTAAAGCTACGACCAGTAATGCCACAGAACTTCCTTATCGACCCACTAGCTACTTCCATTGAGGAAGCATTGGGTTGTGCAGTAGATGAGTTTGTCCCTATGCACTCTGTAGAGCAACTACAGGAAGCAGGAGTCTATCGTGACGTATACGTAGGTGATGCGCCATCAGACTTCGACATTGAACCAGATAAAGACCTAGCGGTATTTGAGGACGATAAAGTACGTCTAACTAAGTACTACGGTTTAGTGCCTCGTCATTTATTAAAGGCGGCTCAAGAAGAATTAGAACAAGAAGTAGAAGAACTAGTCGCTGATGAAGAGGATACTTCATACTACGTAGAGGCTGTTGTTGTTATTGCTAATGACGGTACTTTACTTAAGGCTGAAGAGAACCCCTACATGATGGGTGACAGACCTATCGTTGCATTCCCGTGGGATGTCGTTCCTAGCCGTTTCTGGGGTCGAGGAGTATGTGAGAAAGGGTACAACTCTCAAAAGGCGTTAGACGCAGAACTACGCGCTAGAATCGATGCCTTAGCACTTACTATCCACCCAATGATGGCTATCGATGCTACACGTATGCCTAGAGGCGCACGAGCAGAGGTACGTGCAGGTAAGACTATCCTAACCAACGGCAACCCTTCTGAAGTCCTACAGCCATTAAACTTTGGTAATGTTAGTCAAGTTACCTTCGGACAAGCCGCTGAACTACAGAAGATGGTACAGACAGCCACAGGTGCTATTGACTCTGCGGGTATTGCAGGTTCTATCAATGGCGACCAGACTGCCGCAGGTATCTCTATGAGCCTCGGTGCTATCATTAAGCGTCATAAACGTACGTTGATTAACTTCCAAGAATCATTCCTTATTCCATTTGTAACTAAAGCCGCACATCGTTATATGCAGTTTAACCCTGAGCGTTATCCTGTAGCGGACTATAAGTTCCATACGTCTAGCAGTCTAGGTATCATTGCCCGCGAGTATGAGGTTACACAGCTTGTGCAGTTACTACAGACTATGCAACCAGATAGCCCAATGTACTCACAGTTGATTATGTCCATTGTAGACAACATGAACTTAGGTAATCGTGAAGAACTTATCATGGCTCTACAACAAGCTAATCAGCCTAACCCAGAAGCACAGCAAATGGCTATGGCGGCTCAGCAAGCACAGTTGGAGTTCCAAGCGTCACAATCAGCGGCACTACAAGGTCAGGCTCTGGAGTCACAAGCTAGAGCGCAGAAACTTGCTGTGGAGGCTGTGGCAGTACCTGAAGAACTTGAGATTGACCGTATCAAGGCTTTTACTACCAACCTAGACGCAGGTGACGAGGACGACAAAGAGTTTGAGAAACGTCTTAAAATAGCAGACAGATTACTTAAAGAACGTGAAGTAGCCGTAAAAGAAAAAGGAAAAGCAAATGATAACACTGCACCAGTTCAACAAGGCACTGGAGGAAATCAACCAGTCGTACCAACGCCAGAACAAACGATTGGAGACACTGGAATCGGAGGTGAAAGCCCTCAAGGATTCCCGCAAGGAGAAGCCTAATGCCAACAAAAAGAGACCCAAGACTAGCTAGAGCAGGAGTCTCTGGCTTTAACAAACCAAAGCGTACACCTAATCATGCCAAGAAGTCTCATGTGGTAGTGGCTAAGGAAGGTGACAAGATTAAGACCATACGCTTCGGTGAGCAGGGAGCAAAGACTGCGGGTAAGCCTAAAGCAGGTGAGTCCGCTAAGATGAAAGCTAAACGTAAGTCCTTCAAGTCCAGACACGGTAAGAACATTGCTAAGGGTAAGATGTCTGCGGCTTATTGGGCTGACAAAGTTAAATGGTAATCAGGAGAATACTATGCCATACGGTAAAGGCACATACGGTAGTAAAGTAGGAAGACCTGTTAAAAAGAAAACCAAAGCTAAAGCTAAACCTAAAAAGAAACCAATGAAAATGGGCAAGTATTGATGCCTACTAAAAAGAAATCCACGGTAAACAAAGCGGGTAACTACACTAAGCCTACCATGCGTAAGAACTTGTTTAATAAAATTAAAGCAGGTACTAAGGGTGGTAAGGCAGGACAGTGGTCTGCTAGGAAGGCACAGATGCTCGCTAAAGAGTACAAAGCTAAAGGTGGAGGGTACAAGTGAAAGGCGTTAAACATTATAAAAGAGACGGTACTGAACACAAAGGCACTACACATAAGATGCCTAATGGTGAATTACATACTAATAAGTCTCACACTAAAACAAGCGTAAAACTTTTTCATTTAAAAGACTTGTCTAAAAAAGCCCAGATGAAAGCAAGAGGTAAGAAGTGATGGCTCTAAAAAAATCACAGAAAAGCCTTAAGAAGTGGACTAAAGAGGAATGGGGTACTAAGTCAGGCAAACCCAGTACGCAAGGCAAGAAGGCTACTGGTGAGCGTTACTTACCCAAGAAGGCACGACAGGCTTTGACCAAGAAGGAATATGCCGCTACGACACGTAAGAAACGTGCTGACACCAAAGCGGGTAAACAAGTAAGTAAACAACCTAAAAAGATTGCAAAGAAAACAGCAAGACATCGTAAATAGTACTTGACATTCTTAGTAAACTATGGTATAATATTACTATAATATACATTAAGTATGTTATTTAAATTATTAATTAAAGCTGTCCTATAGGGAGAAACAGTAGATGACTGATGTAGAACTAGAGAAGTACTATCGTTCCTTTGAAGAGATGTTCCGTACAGATGGTTGGAAGAACTTAATGCAAGACTTTAAAGGAAGTGCAGAACAGGTCAACTCCGTAGAAGCCTGTAAAGACGACAAAGACCTTAACTTTCGTAAGGGACAACTTGTAGTCATGGCTAACATGCTGAACCTAGAATCACAGATAGAAACAGCTAAACAACAAGCACAAGAAGACGACTCGGAAGAATGAGACGTTTATACGACTTTAAATGCGACAACGGACACGTCAACGATTTTCTCAGATACTCAGACGTAGAAGAAGTCGATTGTCCTGATTGTGAGTTGAAGGCTAGAAAGATTATTACACCTGTAAAAGTTAATCGTGGTAAAGACTCTTGGAAGGAAACACGGAAGTGGGTTAAACAAAGAGAGTCACACATGAACGCTAACAAGACGTAACACAATAACGTAAGGACAACTCTCGACCATAGAACCCTTACACTTAATACACCTCCATAATGATATTAATCACGGAGTTTAATAATGGCAAGACTAATAGATGAGCGTCCAGAAGACGTAGAAGAGAACGACACTGACAACCTGCTTACTGGTAACTTAGGGCAAGAAGAAGATACCATAGAGCAACAAGAGCCTCAAGAAGAGGAAACTCTTAAAGAACCCGAAGCAGACATCCCTGAGAAGTATCAAGGGAAGAGTACAGCCGAGATAGTAAGGATGCACCAAGAGGCTGAAAAACTCTTAGGTAAACAAAGTTCTGAGGTGGGTGACTTACGTAAGGTTGTTGATGACTACATTCAGACACAACTCACCGACAAAGAAAAACAAGTAACAAATGCTGACGAAGAAGTAGATTTTTTCTCTGACCCCGACAAGGCAGTCGAGAGAGCTATCAATAATCACCCGAAGATTAAGGAAGCTGAGAACATCAGCAACCAGTATCGTCAATCTACGGCAATGAACAAACTGCAAACTAAGCATCCTGATATGGATGATATTTTACAGGATGGTCGTTTTGCTGAGTGGATTCAGGGTTCTAAGATTAGGACACAGCTCTTTGTACAGGCAGACCAAGACTATGATTACGATGCCGCTGATGAACTCCTTTCCCTTTGGAAAGAACGTCAAGACGTTGTAACACAGACGGTAGCCAATGAGGAACAACAACGAAAGCAATCTGTTAAATCCGCATCTACAGGCAATGCCCGTGGTAGTGGTGAACAGAGAGCCAAGAAAGTCTACAGACGCGCAGACATTATTAAACTAATGCGTACTGACCCTGATAGATACCAAGCATTGTCAAATGACATTATGCAAGCGTATAAAGAAGGGAGGGTACGAAACTAATATTATTATATAGGAAGTATTAAAATGACTGATTCAACTTATCCCGCTAATGGCGGTTTCGTAGACAACACTAGCGCGGCTACTTTCGTACCAGAAATCTGGAGTGACGAAGTTGTTGCGGCTTATCAATCTAACCTTGTACTAGCTAACCTAGTCAAGAAGCTATCTATGGCAGGTAAGAAAGGTGATACTCTTCACATTCCTAAGCCTGTTCGTGGTGATGCTCACGCTAAAGCAGAAGGCACAGCGGTTACTGTACAGAACGCTACTGAAGGC